TTCTTATTACAAGACTTGGATGCTCAAATATCATCCTTACCTGATAACTATATCACTGCCAAAAGAAAACTCAGGCAAGATTATAATCCTCAGATACAAGAGATTAACGAACAGATGCTGGAACTCAAGGGTGAAATAGGAGACTTGAAAACAGCACTCGTTGAGACTGGCGTTGATGTCGGGCCTGCTATTTATTTAGCCAGAGTTTTCAATACTGAGGTGGACTCGGTTGTGAAATATTTTATCTTCATGTTGATAGCAGTCTTCGACCCACTTGCAGTTGTATTGGTGATTAGCTACAACCTAACGCTACAAGTTAGAATGAGAGATGAGGGTGAATCAGAAAATATTGTCAGAAATGGAAAAACGGAAAAATCCAAAAAACCAAAACGACTTGGATTATACAAAGAAGGTAAGTCACTTTTAGAAAAGGTTGTGAAAGAGACTTTTAAACCTGATAAGAAAAAAGAATCCCCTATGAAAGAAGTTGAACTAAATCCTGACCCAAACGATATACCAACGATAGAAGAAGAACCAAGTGGTGGAGTATTTGAACCACAGGAAAAGGAAAGACAATTTGGAAGAGGAGCAGTAATACATAAAAGATGATTAATCATATAATCTTGTTTCTTATCCAACTATCACATTGGATATTTCTTGTACTTGCTGGGGTATCAGTTCCATTACTATTAATATGTGAACCTTTCTACATATCATTTCCAATATGTGCTTGGATTATGCATTTAGCGTTCAGTAGGACATTAGATTGTCCTTGGACAAGATTAGAAAACATATATAGAAGTAAATGTGGTAAGTCGGAAATCGGTGGATTCATATCACACAATTTAAAAATATTGGGTTTTAAAAAATAGTAAAAGATATTTATTATTGTATCCTACATGGTGGGTGTTCTCCCACGAGGTCATAGAAAAAAATAAGGAAGTGAAATGGAAACTCAAATAGAAAACCTTATCGGTGAGTATGGTTGGTTATTTGTGTCAGGACTTATGGTCTTGCTATTTCAGAACACCATACGAGAAGCCGTAGATGGTATAATGATATTTTTAGGTAATGACTATCACGAAGATGATGTCGTTGAGGTTGATGGTGCACCAGGTCGTATTATTCGTGTTGGTATATGGAAAACTGTATTCTTTATATATCATGTAGTAAATGGAAAGATAGTAGGTGGTAGCAAGTTAGTTATTCAGAATAGTAAGTTAAAAGATTTAAAGATAGAGAAGCCCCTTCCTAATTTAGATTTGTCAAAATATCAAGAATGATGGGGTTGATGAAATGGATAAATGTTATATTATATTACGATTTACGAAATCTACTATGGAACCCAAATAACAAAAGGGACAAGATTCTTGAGCGGTTGAATAGTAGAAAACCTCTTAGTGTTCGTATCAAAGAATACAAAAAATAAAAAAAATAAAAAAAAGCCTTGACTCGTATAGGTTTTTAGCCCTATATTCCTATATAAGATAAGGAGTTATTATGAGAGAGTTATTTGATAAAGAGTTTCAACAAGAGATGGACGATTTTTTCGATTACATCGATGGTATCATCGGTAGGGATGAGGACGAGGTTGATGTCATCACCGACCATCTACCTGACCCGATGACAGATGAAGAAGTTGAGTATTGGGAAATGAAAGCGGAGATACATAATGGAATATAATGAAACCCTTTACGGAAAACAATATTTACTTGGAACTGATGTTTACGAAAATGGGAAACATAAGATATTAAATGTTCCTTTGATTGATTTAATGGATAGGAATGGTTTTATACCTAAAGAGGATTACAATCAGATATTTACTTTGTCTGTTGTTTGGTATGAAAACGATGGTGAGGTAATGGTTCATCAAATCTATGACCACGATAGTGGTATAATTTATTGGGAAGATAAAACCAATGATGAATGGACAGATAATGATGAAGAACTTTTAACAGCACTTTTAATGTATGGTAACTTACAAGAAACAATAGGAGAGTATTATGTTTAAATATATTCCTTTACTTTATTTACTTTTAATAGGTTGTAGTGATTCTAACTTTATGTTGGAACCCGTTGATGAGATTATTGAAACACCTGATGAACCAATCTCACAAACATTTTGGTTCGATGAAAACCCAAGATTAGAACAAGATGGAAATGGATTTTACCATTTAGATATTGATATGACCAACTGGCAAACACTACATAGACTAAGTGGTTCTATTGTAGATTCTGCAACAAATCAGCCCGTTGTGAGTTGTAGGGTGGAATGGGAATCCTCACACTATTGGACTCTTGGAGATACTTTGGGGTATTGGATTAGACAAGGTTTGACCGATGATTTAGAATGGGTAAGTTATGACACATCTTATGTTGTTGGTTTCGAAGGACAACAAGTACCTACCGTAAATCCAGCAAGTTATAGTAATTCAGATGGTGAAGTAAATACAATGATAGCACCTGTACAATCTATGGTCGGAGACACAATGACAATATGGTTTAGTTGGGGTGGTTGGTATACTACTTGGGAAACCGATTCAATAAAAATAATTTTAAATTAAAAAAAGCCTTGACTTTTATAAAAATTATTCGTAAGTTCTACTATGACAAATAAACAATTAGTAAATTACATAATAGATAAGTTCGATGGAGTTATCATTGATGATTATGACAGAGAGGTTCATAAGGTTGATGGTAAACCCTATAACATCACTTTTGATAGAAGTAGATTAGAGTGGAGTTGTAGTTGTCCAGCATTTACTTATCGTAGAAGGTTTAACACCTCTAAATGTAAACACATTGTACAAGTACAAAATGAGAGATTTAAAAAACTAACTGAAAGGAATAAATAATGTATTTTGAAACGGCAAAAGCATTCGCTACTAAGTATAGAAGTGAGATATCACCCATAATGAATAAGATGGGTTTCAAAGTTTCCGTTACTACTTATAAAGAATATTACTCTGAAGGTAGGGTAGTCGTTAAGGTAACGAAAGTTCCAAAGAACTTTCCTGTGTGGTCGAGTGAATATAGTAGATATGATTTCACACCACAAGCTGATAAGATTGTAACTTCAATTACAAATAGATTAGAAGTATTGAGAGAATCTAAAGATGACGATTGGTCGGATTTAGAATATGAAATTTTATTTGATAGAAAAATACCTTACATAAATTTTAACAATGAGGAGAACTAAATGAGTAAAAGTACATTTGAAAAAAATGGTGGTTATTTCATAGGTGGAATAGCATACATGGATTGTAAAATCACTGGTGAACCTGTAAAGAATGTCAGTACAGATTGTAAGTCTGTTATTGGTAGTAGAGCCTTGACAGGATTACTTCACAAGAAATTTCCTGAAACGGAGAAACCATCTTACAAACCTACTGGTAGACCAGCTGGTTGGCATTGGATGAAAGAGTTTGTAGATAAAGATGGAACAGTTTATCACTTAGGTAAGGAACAACCTAAATTAAAAGGTACATTAAAACCTACTAAGGTAGTACCACCTAAGAAGAAGAAAACCAAACGGAGAACTCAAGAAGAGATTCTATTAGCTAGGGACGCTGAAAAGAAAGCCGAACTAAAGAAAGCTATGAAGAAACAGAAGGATTTTCTTAACCATCAATTCGGAGAAGAGTAATGACGAAGAAAGAATGGTTAGAACAACAGATAAT